GTGGCGGTAATGGTGGGGCAACCGTTCCCCCGCCTAATGATGGAGCGCCACCACCCGACGCACCGCCACCACCACTTTTTGCATTTGCGCCTCTTATCGCTCTTATCCCTTTTACAACCGATGAAATAGCCGATGCTATTGATAAACCAGCACTAATTGTATTTATTGCAACAAATGGTTGCCCACCCGTCAAAGGCGATGCAGCAATAGATTTAGCATTAGCAACTTGTGTATTTGCAACAATTTTTGCTATTGCCATTGCTTGTTCTACAATTAAAGATGCAATTGCGAAACCTTTTCCCGCCTCAGTATTTTTACCAACTAATTCGGATAGTATATTTAACGAACTGCCTATGCTTTCAAACGCTGATATTTTAGCGTCGCGTTCCGCTTGTGCGATTGCTATTCTTTTATCTGATTCCTCTTTTTCCCTTGCTGTTTGTTGTTTTTCGGCTTCTAATTTCTTTTCATATTCTGCTTTTCTTATTTCATTATTTTTTGCAATTCTTTCTTCTTCTTTTTTCTGCGCATCATCAATTTGTTTTTGTGCTTCTTCATCGCGCTTTGCATTAATTTCGGCTAATTGAATATCGTATTGTTTACCTAATTCAATGCGCATTGCATTCTTTTGTTCTTCGCTTAATTTACTCGCATTTAATGCCTTTATATCATTTGTAAATTGCAAATTCAATAACGCTACTGCTTTTTTGTTTTCGTCTTTTATTGCATCAGTAAAATTCTTATCCTTTAAAGCTTGTAAATCTTTTTGATATTTATCTTGTGCCTCTAATTCTTTTGCTTTATTCTCATCGTCGGTTTCCTTTTTTTTATCGCTCGCCTGTTTGTCTATCGCTTGTATTTGTAATTGATAACCCGCCCTTTGATTTTTTAAATCAGCAATACTTTTTTCCGCTTCGGCTATTGCCTTATCTCCTTCTTCGGCAACTTTTTCAGGATTAAAAACCAAATTTGCTAACCCCTCTTTATAATCTTCTAATAAAGTAGACGTTTGACCTAATGCGCCCCTAACCCTATCAACTGCCATTAAAATAGTTGTAATTGGTACGCTTAAAAACTCCAACAATCCTTTTAAAATTCCTTTGTTTCTTTCAGCAATTTTAACTTGTTCAATTTTTGTAGTTTTTAAATTTTGCAAATTTGCTTCGCCCGCTGTAATCGTTTCATCTGTTTGAGCAATTTTTATTTTTAAAATATCGCGCTCCGATTTTCCTTGTAATTTTAAAATGTTATCCTGTGAGCCTATCGCGTCTAATTTCTTTTGTTGCGTTTTTAAATTTTCCGCACTTGCAGCGTTTAATTTTTTTTGTTCTTCACTTACGCCACTAACCGCCGCTTTAATATCGTCCCAATACGCGTAAATAACACCGAGTGCTACAACCAACAAACCTATACCCGTTGACCCAATAGCCGTTTTAATTCCTTTAAAAGCATCAACAGCAACACTTTTTAAATTCTTGAATCCGTCCTTTGCTTCTAAAACTGAGTTAACTCCTTGACTTAATGCCATTGCGGAATTAACTTTTAAAAGCATTTCTTCAACCTGTTTTGATTCCCCACCGACTAACCCCATCGCTCCTTGAATTGCACTAAAACCACCCGCAACGCCTTGCAAAGCCGTTCCAAATGCTTTAAATTTTGCGTCTGGGTTAAATCCGTCCGCCATTGCTTTCGCGTCGCCAATAGTATCTTTTAAATTGGCTACTTTTTTAGCGGCGTTTACGGCTTCTATTGATGTATCGCCAAACTTTTCGCGCATAGCAATTAACTCCGCCGTCGCCTCTTTTAATTGCGATTTTATCGAGCCTACCGATTTGGTGGCTTCGCTACCATCTACCGTTATTTTTACGCCTACTTCAGTTGTTGTTGCCATTAATATATTTTTATTTCAAAACTTGTATTTCCTAATAATTCATCCGTTAAAGTTGAGCCCTGATATGTAAATACGTCTAATCTTGTTGCCGTTCCGTACTGCATTATAAAAGTATAATCGCCGTTTTTAATTTGATTATTTCCAAACATTATAAACATTGTATTTGTAGTAAATAATGTTATATCGGAATTAATGCGATAAATACCTGTTACCGTTCTACTTGTTGTAAGCGTTGCTCCTGTTGTATTTTCAAATATATCAATAGTTGGGTTGCTCGTTCCTACCTGTGAAATATTTGCTCTTATTAGTTTATTTGATACACCAACCCAACCGCTCGCGTCGTTATATTGCAACGTCGTTCCCGTAGCTCCTGTAATATCTAACCATTGCCCTTCAAACTCATCAAAATATTTTATTATCATTTTAGTATGTTGTATAAATTACTCGTAATAATTGCACTTCGCAAAGTTCCCCTTCGCTATAATCCACTATCTTATAAAGGCGATATAAAACACCATCAATCCAAATGAACTTCGTAAAATCGAGCGTATTGATATCGCGCTCAGTCAATTTCATTTTACACGTTACTAACCTCGAATCTTTGTCGGTTATTTCTGCAAAGTATGGCGAGTAATACGTATTAAATAAATTGTTTGATAATGTGCCTGTGGTTAAATCAAAATTTATTTGTTCTGGTATTCCAAAGTTTAAATCAGATGTGGGGTTAAATGGATTATCTAAATGTCCAGCATAACCATAAGCCGTATAAGTACCATAAGAAATAGGCACATTGGCAAATTTTTCTTTAGAATAAATTTTCCAACTTGTCCGACCTGTTATTTTTTTGGCTTGCATAATACGAATATTATGCTCAATCATTTCTTCCGTTCCATTATTTAGCTTATAAATTGCAGGGAATATCTTATCGTTATTAGTATAACCAACCAAAGGCGATGCGCTAAAAATAACTTCCGTTGTGCTCGTATCTTTTGCAAATTCTAACTGATTATCAAAACGATAATCGCCATAACCAACTACAAACTTTTTGCGATATTGCTCGTTAAAATTATCTGCATCCTGTTTAAATTTTATATCGTAAAAACGAGAGTTGATTTCGCTCATTGGTTTAATTTTTATAACTTGGCTTCTATCTACTTTGTTGCTCCAATCGTTATAACTTGAACGGTTTAAATTATAAAAATCAACATAAGGCTCAATTACTAATTTTTTCTCGGTAAACTTATCCTCGGTTACCATCAAATTGAACATCTTTAAAATAGATGCGAAGAAATCTTTTTGTAAAATTCCCTTAGGCAAACTATCCGATACTATTAAATTGTCATTGTAGTTTGCTGGAGTTAATGTTGGGCTACCGTCTAACGTCATTGATACACCTGTTATATTTACGCTTATTGCATCCGTACCCGATACGCTATCCATTGTTACTGAAAATGTATCGTTTGTCGCAAGTGTAAAAAATGAATTAAACGGCGCATAATTAACTGAAAAACTGAATGGAACGTATGTTGTCGCATTGCCTAAACCACCAATTTGTGAAGGTGGCGTTCCAAAAAGTGTGTTATCATTGCATAAAAAAACTCCATTTTTATACAAATTAAATCTAACTACTTTGTTTCCTAATATTGATTGATTTGATATTCGCCATGTTCCAGCCAATTTTAAATTAACAGAACCACTAAAAGTTGTTGCCCCTGTATAAGTCCACGTTTTATTATCAGCGCTTGTAAAATTTGGTTCTAATTGATTTATAATTGGAATACCACCACCCCCTATTGTTCCAGACGGTACGCCATTAAAAATTCTCGTTTTCTTATAAGCTAATCTCGATTGATTATTAGGTACAATTAAACGCTTAAAAAAGTTAGTATTGAAAAAATTAGATTCCCAAGTGTAACCAGCGCCTCTTATTATTTTATCGATATATTCGCGAACAAAAAAAGCGGGACGAAATGCTGTATAATAAAATGATTTTTTAAAAAATCTTGTATCAGTTATAGGCGAAGTGTTGCCATAATCAATTAATGGATAGTAATACCCAGTTCCTGAGCTGTCATTGTTCCAACTCGATTCAATATTAGTTACATTATATTGATGATTGTAAGCGCTAAAATCTAAATCGGTTAATTTGCTCGCGCCTAACTTTGAGAAAAACCCACCTAATTCGCCAAACAACGCGACCTCATATTCTATAAATTCGCCGTCAATAATTATTTCCAATAAACGCAACGTGCCTTTTAATACCTGCAATCCGTTTACTTCAATTCGCGCCTTTGCTGATTTACTTGCGTTAAAATTATAATTAACATTCGCACCATTAACCGTGTAATTCGAATTAGCAAACTCAAATATATTACCGAGTAAACGATTATTTTTTGAAGTACCAGGCAATACAATCGTTTTAGTAAATGAAGTTGTTTTGCTATCTAAATTATTTAGATCGTCTATTGAATAGTTTATCATTTGCGAAAAACCCGCATTAATATCCAGCTCATTATCTTCAATAAATATTCTTGTCATCGTGCGAAATTGTAGCGTGTTTGATTTAATTCAATATCAATTTCTAATACCTTTAATTTATTGTTGGTATAAGTTGAATATTCGTAATTATTCGATTTGATACTAACAGGATAATAATTGCCGTCTATTTCCGCGTAAATCTGCGGGCTAACAATCAATTCGGCTAACCATTGATATTCTGCATCGCTGGGGAAATTCATTGTAAGTTTATACGAATGATTTGATTTACTACCGTAGTTTATTTTACTTTCGTTGTAAACGTTTTGCGAATTATAATAATCAACTGTTGTATTGTTAAAAGTGTAATCCCTTTGTTGAAATGTTTTGCGTTCTACATCCATTGTAAGACGCGACGCTAAATCAAAACGCGCCGTGTCGAACATTCCAAAGGCATTAATAAAATATAGATTAATTGGCGTGTAATTAGGGTTGCAATCAATATCAACTCTTATTATTGAAGAAACATCGCTACCATTTTGCATTTGAATAGTATAATATGCCGTTGCGTTTGTTATTATTGTAACGCTACCAAATAACAATGAATATTTATTTATTGCCTCAACCCCGATATCTACTTGATTATATTTGTAATAATCAAAATTGCCCCCGTCTGTATAGGTAGCAATTAATTGATTGCTTGAATTATAACTTTTTATTTGCGGGGAAAAATGCGTGCCTATAATATCTAAAAATGGTATTAATATTTTATCCGTTCTTTTTGCCTTAATTCTTAACGGTCTATTTGTAAGCCAATTGCCATCTTTTTGACCTATGTTGATTTGCCTACGTTTAAATAATGGTGCGCTATAATTATAAGTAGTAACGTTGCCAGATACTAAATTTAAATATGTCGTTCCGCTATAATCTTCGCCAACTCTTAACTGATATGTTTTTTGATTTAATGTATCGCTTTGAGTTAATGGAAATCCAGAGATATTATTTGCAGGATTAAACCAACCATAAGTAATTTCATTTTTTACAATCGGCATCGCATCAAAATAACCGCGACCATTTGACGGCTCTGGGAAAACTTTTGTACGTACTAATTGCACGCCGTTTACATAAACGTCAAAAACATATTTAAAATCTACTTGCCCTGAATTACTACTATAAGCAATCGACCATAAATTATCCTGAGCGGATGGGTAGCCTGAAGGGTTAATTAATGTTATACTCATTTAAAAATATTAATTGTTATTGTTTTGCCTATCGCCTCGCCTAATTCTTTTTCAAATCCTTCTAAACTTTTTTTAATTGTAGGCTCGATAAAATCGCGTTTCTTAATACCGTATGCCTTTATATTATAAATCAAAGTGTTTAAACTTCTATCAAAATCGCTTATCTTTTTAAACTTTCGCTCTATTCCTTTTGCGCCATATTTTTTAACGTCCGTTGTTCTAACTTTAGCCTTACCACTACGCAACCAATTTGAAATTGAGTTGCGCCCCTCTGGACTCATTGTATAAGTATTTTTAAACTTGTATGGACTGTTTGGCGCATTGTTAGAACTTATTGCACCCTTAACCCCTTTATCAACAAACTTTGCATAATACGGGAAACTAATATTTAAAGTTGCCGAACTTTCACTTTGCACTATTTCGTAATCTACATTTTCAATATTACCAGATGCAATAATCTTTTTGCTATTTAATTGATTTAACCATTCATTTTTAAATATTTCCGCACGATCAATTAATAAAGCGTTTATTTCGTTTGTTACCTCTTTAAAATCAAAACTACCAACACTACCGACAAAGCCGTTATCTAAATTTATCTTTTGCGATTGTGTTATACTAACTGACATATTTCTTTAATAATTTTTTCTCTTGTTCGTTATCTAATTCGCGTTTCATTTTTAAATAGCTCAAATCATTTAAGAACTGAAACACAGGTAAATCCCAAGCCTCATTTATGCTAATGCCTTCAAATTCCGATACCATTTTGCAGTTATAAAGCCATCCGTAAACTCGGCTAAATTCTGCATCACTTCGTCCACCTTCGCCGTTTCCGTTGAAATTGTTTTGAAATAAGTACCCAAACCCTGAATTGATTTGCTGAAAACTGCGTAAAAAAAAACAGCCGAATGATACGCAACTTCAAAATCAACATCCAACATATCTTCGGCTACTTGTTTATGATTCTTTTCTTTGCGTTTTAAGCCCTTATAAGTAAATTTTAAAGGAGTACACATCGTCGCCATAATCTTGTGAAGGTTGCCTATTATATCGTCGCTATACGTCGCTAATTCAACATACCGCCCCGCGTTCATTGGTGGCTTTGCTAAATCATATTCCAATAAATATAAACGCCCTTTAACCGCTACATATTTTTGCGGTTTCTTTTCGTCTAATTCTTTGCCGTACTTTTCAAACTTTTTATTGATTTCAGCGCATAACTTATTAAACTTTTTTAAAGGCATCTTATTAACTTGTTCTTCGCTCATTCCTGTAAATTCCTGTACTAACAAAGCCGACTTTTCAGCCTCGTTAATTTCCATTAAACTAATTTTGTATAACTCTTGAAACTTTGAAATTGTAACCTTCATAATATAATATAGATTTTTTTGAAAAAATTAGATGAAGCGGTAAACTCCAGCGTGTTTATAATTGTTTTTGCATTTATTAGCTAACGCCAAAGCATTAACGCAATCATCGTGGAAACCTGTTGGCGCATTGTATCGAACACCTGTTGCCGTGTATTGATATTCAAATATTTCTAACTCACTTTTAATTTCGTTGTTGGGGTAAAAAATCTCGCGCTTGTGTATTGATGAAGCCAACGCCTCCATTAATTGTTGTTTGCTTGACGATGTATATTTAAAGCCATGCATAGCGTTAAAATGTCGTTGTAAATCTTCCGTAATGGCATCGCCTACGCCTGTGCTATCTATTACAACAGGTTTGCTTTTATCAATCCTTAAAATCGTTTCTTTGGTTTGTGCCCAATCTTTTTGAAAGCGGTCAAAGTGTGCAACTTGTCCGTTTGAGTCAAGCCCTATAATAACCGTATAATCAAAGGACTTTGCCAAATCTATTCCATAATAGGCAACAGGTAAAACGCTTAAAGGTCGGATGCAGTCGATAATGTGTTGATTGCCAAACGGATTAGATGCGTTTTCCATTGCGTTGGCTAAATATTCCTGTTCAAATACGGCGCTCGGTAGTTGTGTTCGTGCGTCGTCTATTTCCGTGCGATCAATGTAAGGGTTATCGTAAGTTGTAAATTTAAACGATTGCCAATCTATGCCATCCGATTTCATAAATAATGAGTAAAAATAATTTTTACCTTTTGGCGTTGATACGAATAACGCACGCCCTTTGTAATCAGTAAGCGTTGGACGTATTGAATTTAACCAACCATCTTCCAGATTAGGAATAAATGAAGCCTCGTCTATAATTACTAAATGGAATTTTCGACCTCTTAAATTGTCCAGACGCTCACCGGTAAAAAACATTACGTTGCCATCGTTTGGAAAGCTAATCGTTAAGTCGCTTTTGTTATTTTCAAACGGAATAGTTTTGACTAACTTATTAAAGAAAGTTTTAGCGAGTTGATATGTTGGTGTGATGTATGCAACTGAATTGCCCTTTATAGCTTCAAAGATAATTTCAAGTTGTGCCAGTTCCGATTTCCCAAACCTACGCCCACACATCACAACCCTAAACCGCGAAGCGCAGTCAAAGATTTTTTGTTGGTTATGGTGAAGTTCTGGTATTGGTATTTTCAAGGTATTTGCAATTTATTACTTTTCGTTTTTGTGCTTATCGATAATGTGTACCCATAATACAGAAATCATTAACGCCGTAATAAACTCAATTAAATATATTTTCCACATTATAAAATTGTTTTACCTTTTGTTACAATAAATTCTATTTTGCCATCCGTAGTTACTGCGCTCGTTTCTTTTGGCTTACCATAAACACGGGTTAATAATGTTTCAAGCGAATATAAGCTACCTTTCTCCAAACTCTTTCGCATAGCGTTTGCAATGGTCTTTTCGAGTATCGTACCCTTTGGATTCTTAAATACTTCTCCGAGTTCGGTTAAATCCATAGCCATCATATTTTGAATGGTATCGTTAATTTCGCTCAACTTATAACCGCTATCTTTTAAGATTGAAACATACTTACGCGGACGTCCATTTGGGTTCATTGTTTCGCCTTTGTCGGGTCTTGTTAATGTTCCGCCATTTCGTGCGGGTACTTGCTTTGCCATACGATGTATTTACGATGTTGATAACTCTTCAGCTTTATCTATAATCCAATTATTAATTTGTTCTTGGCTAAACGTTGCCGATATCAATAAGGCGTTGAATTGGTGGTATAAATCGTCGATTGTTATATCGTCCGAAGTTTCAACGCTTATCGTTATGTCATAATGTTTTAACGTAAGTTGCATTTGTCTTTGTGTATTTGGGTTAAAAAATCAATGTGTTGTTTCTTATCGCCGTATTCGATGTGGTGGTTTCTACAAAGCGCCATTAAGTTTTCGATGTTATCAGCTTTCTTTGTGCCTCCCATTCCGCGAGCGTGTATGTGATGTATATCGTTTGCCATTTTGCCACAAATCTCACACGGGATGAAACTTGTTACATCATAATTAAAATGATTCAAATATAGTTTTACGTGTGGTTTCATATTTTGCGACATTCATAATTCTCAATTAGCGCGATGTAGTTTTTTTCCTGTTCTTCTAAATCCTTACAAATAACCTCTATTTTAAAACTTTGCTTTTCTTCGTCTTCGATATCAATATTTTGAGACGGCTCAAAGTTTGGTATATCTAAACCCCACTCCGTTAATTGTTCCGCGTCCCAATTATTCGCCAAATCGTCCCAATCCCATTCGCCAAAACCTACGTTATCTTTAATAATAAATTGTTTCTTTTCATCTTCGTTTAGGTCGCTAACTTGTTTAACCCATTCGTCTGGTATATCTTTAAACCCTATTTCCTGTAATGCTTTTAACCGCATATTGCCACCTTGCACAATAAAGTTTTCATCTACAACGATAGGACGCAAAGCCATCATTTTTGGAAAATCATTTATTGATTTAACCAATTTTTTAAACTTATCGTCTTTAATTATTCTCGGATTGTTTGGGTTGCCCTTTAATTTAGATAGCTTCATAAAAGTTTGTTTCGTATTCTAAAATTCTTTTCGTGTGTTGGTGGTGTCCACTATCCCAAATAGGAGCGCACCAAATATGCGATACTGTTTTTACTTCGTAATTATTACGCTTGCATTGTTCTAAAAATGAGTGCGCCGTCCGGTGTTCAAAGTTCCAACAATCCTCTTTTGTTGTAATCGGGTCAACTTCAAACCTTAATTTTTTGCTTAAATTCTTATCAATCATAAATCCGCTCGTTCGAATATGTGGTTTAATAATGTTGCTCATTTCATTACATACAACCGTGTTTTTAGAATACTTATCGTCGAACTCTTTTAAAAATGTTTTTCTCATTGGTAGCCAATCATCGCACACGAATAATAATTTATTCCAATCATTATCAAAGCCTTCTAATCGTTCGTTACAAATATCCTGAAAACTGCCTATATCATAACCAACGCCAACACGTCTAATATATTTAACGCCTTTGCAAACCTCTTCAAATTCAGGTTGTGGCTCATGGTGGTTTTGAATTATTACTAATTCGTAATCGAGTTGCAAAGATTGCTCCCAAGCATTAACCCACAGTTTAATGTTTTCTAGGCGGTCGTGAACATTTACTACTAATTTATTCATTGTTAAAAAGTTTTTCGCTTCCTGTGTTTAAATCAAATCTACGTCCTTGTTTTCTTTTCTCGTAAACTATAATAGAATCGTAACAAGTTATTGAATTAGTTGTTCGCCAAAATTCGGACAACTCATTATTGTTTGCGGTTTGAATTTTTAGATTACCTGTGCTTAATTCGTCGATATGCTTTTTAACCATATTAACAAAAGTGTTTGGATTGTTGCCATTGTAAGGCTCGGAAATATAACACGTATGCAAATCTTCAGCCAAATAAACGCTATCCGATTTTAAAAGCGGATATAAAAATTTAAATGATGAAATCAAGTCCTGCATAACGTGGCTACCGTCGTCTATAACTAAATCGGGAATCCCGTATTTGTCAATAAGTATTTTTAAAAAGTTCCAGTCGGATTGGTCGCCTATTTCGATATTGATTTGTTCGCCTTCGTATTGCTTACAATTTTTGTCAATATCAATGCCAACTATCGTAACGTCTTTGCCAAAGTAATCGCGCCACAATTCCACGCTACCGCCTTTGCTTACGCCTATCTCAAACATAGTGAATTTTTTACCTACAAACTTTGCAAAGTGCTTTTCATAAATATCTAAATAGTGAATCCATTTGTTGCAGATATTACCGCCGTTGTTTAAAAATAATTTGTGTATCATATTGTTT